TGTAATTCGGGTGAAAGCGGGTGCCGAAGGTCGATAGCTGATTGATGTGCTGCAGCGAGAGCCCATAGAGTTCAAGCGACAGCGTCCCGAGGTTGAAGCCGCCGGCCTTCAGGATGCGCGCCGAGGTCCGCAAGGCATACTTGCCGCGCGCGTTGAACTTGACCGTCGCCGGCCCTGTGAATGTCACGTCAATGAAGCGGCGAGCGTAGGTCATGCGGCGAACCCGAGCGTCGCGAGGTCATCCTGCGACAGATAGAGCAGTTGATAGCGCGTCCCGAGCCCGTCGAAAGTCGGGTCCGACGTGCCCTGAGTGTCATTGAACACGAAATCTCCGGCAAATCCCGCCTGCGCGTTCAGATAGACGCTCCGAATGATCCGGTTCAGGTTTTGGCAGATCACCCCGCCGATCAGCAGCGTCCCGCTGACCGACACGTCAATGAACAGGCCATAGCGGAGTTGATAGACCGAGAGTTCGACAATCTGATTGTTCAGGACCGTCTTCACGTTCTGAGACGGCACCGAGAGCAGGGGGACAAGATTTGCCATCAGCCGACTCCCGCCTGCGCGAGCTGCTCGACGATCCCGGGATCTTGGACCGGCGACTGAACATTGCCGGCCGAATCGGCCGCGTATCCGCTTGGAGATTTCGTGTTCTTGAAGTCGGTCACCCCTTCCTCGCGGATCTCAAGAACGTCAACGTCGACGATCATCAGGCCCAACCCATTCTGCGAAGTGCGGCGATATTCATAGCCCTCGACGTTCACCCCGATGTAGGTCGCCTCCGGGGTTAGGACGTCATACAGGGTCAACTCGTCTCCGATCGCCGCGATAGAATTGAGCAGGGCTTCTCGCCGCGCCGGGCTGCCGCCGGCGACGAATTGAATGTTAACGTGAAAGGGCGTGTTGACCTTGTCATAGCTCTCGAAGCCGCCCCGCTCGACCGGGTAATCGGCGATCGACCAACTCTGCTTGTAGCCGAAGCTCGTCACGGTATCGGCGACGACGACGGGAGATCCGTTCAGGAATAGCCCCCATTGCGGGTCTACGCCGGCCCCATAGCCGAAAAAGGTGTCCCCCGTCAGAAGGTCCGCCGGCTGCAGGAACAGACCTACGACGTTCCCTAGGAGGTTCGGGATGCCCGGAGGAAGCGCCATTTCACCTTAGCCCCGTGTTCGCCTGCTGAACATTGTCGAACCGCTGCAACTCCTGCCGGATGCCGGCCCCATAGGCCGCCGGGTCGGCTCCGTGCGGAACCGTGACATGCATCTCCCCGATGCTCGTGCTCGACGTGTTCGTGTTGTTCGTCGTCGTGTCCCCGCCGCGCGACAGCGCGCCGCGGGCGCCGCCGAGCCCGAGATCCTGCCATCGCTGGAATGACCGCCCGGCCGCGTTGTCATTTGTCGCCGAGCCGCCGACGGTAGGCATCCATGACGGGAAGCGCGCGCCCGGAGGGGCGTTGGCTTCCCTGCGCTCGCGCGCGATGGCCGCCTCGACGCGCTGGCGGTAGGCGGCGGCATTGCGATAGTCGCCGGCCGCAAACCGCGCGCCGCCGTTCCAATCAGGGAAGACATTGTCGCCAACCCGCGCCTGCGGCTGCCGCCATCCGTTGGGATCGCTCGGGAGCCCCTGATCGGTGAACCCGCCTATCACATGGCTGCCGCCGAAGGCCCGGCTCATGGCCCGGTCATACCGCGCCTGATTCTGCCGATAGCTCGCGATGCCCTCCGAAAGGCGCCCATTGTTGATCGGACCGTAGAACCCGCTATGCAGCATTTGATCGATCGTGATGTCGGGCAGGCCGCGCGACCGGCGCTCGGAGTTGACGTAGTCCATCCGGTTGAGCATGGCCTCCATGGTCGCCTGCGGCGTACCCTCTAGCGCAAGCATGCCGCCGACCCGATCGCGCAGGCCCGGGGTGTTGTTGACCTCGTCGAGGTAGCGCTGCCGCCGATCCCGCAGATATTCGGAACTGCCCTCGCCAACGGCCGCCGAGGCCCCGCCGGTCGAGCCGTTGTCGTTGGCCGCACCCTGACCACCCCCGCCGCCGGAAGCCGCTCCGCCGCCGCCCAAGCCAAGCCGACGCCGCATCCGACCCCACATGCTCTCGTTCTCAGGAGCAGCACCGCCCTCCGGCGCCGCAGACCCTTCGGCCGGCGCGCTGCCGCTGCCGCCCCGCAGCCAGTTCCAGAGGCGAGAACTCAAGCTCGGCTTGGCCGGGTTCGGCTTGAGCTCGCTGAACCCGCCCTTTGCGAGCGTGTCGGCTGTGACGTCCGCCGGGTTCTCTCCGCTATACCAGCGCGAGAGAACCTGATTGATGATCTTCAGGACTTCCGTCAGCACCGGCGCGAGACGTGAGGCGACCGCATTGGCAAGCGCGGTCATGACCTGCTCTAGCTTGCCGAACTGCTCCTGAAGCTCTTGAAATTTCTTGATCTGTTCGTTTGTCGGCGCGAACTGCTGGGCCTCATTAAGCCGCTTCTTCAACTCATCCGGACCGAGCTGCAGCATGTTGATCATGCCGCGGCCGAAGCCGATTTGCTCCATCAGCCGCGACGCGACCGCCTTGTTCTGCTGCGCCTGATACCATCGCGAGATATCGAGCAGGATGTCGGTCGATTCCCGCTGCGTGCCGTTCGGATTGTAAAGCTCGACGGCTGGGCCCTGTCCCTGCTGATGGGTCGTCCGGGCGAACTCGTTCAGGAATGATCCCTTGCCAAGCTGCATGTCGGCAAGGCTGTTCTTGATGACGGCGAAGCTCTGCGCGATGTCCTGCGCCTGCGCGCCGACCGTCGCGCCCGCCTGCTGCCATTTCGACATTTCCTGCGCGGAGACGCCGAGCGAGGCAGACATATAGCCGAGCTCAGAGTTGAGCTTCATCGTGTCTTGAATCAGCCGATTGAAGCCGAGCCCAGCCGCGATGATCGCGCCGACCGCGAGGAGCCGCCCCTGAAATTCCTTGAAGGTGTTGATCAGCCCGGTGAAGCCGTCGTTGACGGCCTTCGTGTGCTTCTGCGCTCCGTCCTCCATCTTGCGGAGGCTTTCGACGGATTGCTTCGTTCCCTCGTCGAACTTCGTAGGGTCAAGCTTGAGTTCAACTATCAGGCTGTCGATGATGCTCGGCACGTCAACGCTCCTCCGCCTTTCGTCGCGCCTGCTCCTCCGCCATGCGGCGGTTGTGCGCGTCGACGTGGATCACTTCGAGCATAAGATAAACGTCCTCGACCGAATAGACGTTTTGACACTCCTGCAGCGTCGCCTTGTCGGCGGAGATCACAGCGCCGATGGTGCAGGGTACGTTCGCGTATTCGATCAGGCCGGGGATGTCCTCCGGATCTAGCCGGAAGCCTTCTTCGACGGCTTCGCGTTGAAAAAAAAATCCGTGTGCAATTTGAAGACGCGCTCGCGGATCTGCCAGATCGTCGAGAGTTCTTCGATGTCGTCGCTTTCGTTCTCGCGCATGACGAGTTTGCGGACGATGTCGGGGTTGCGCGGGTCCGGCGCGATCTGAACGCAATCCCACATTTCATCGAGCAGCGGACGCGCCTCCTCGAAGTCGATGCTCTGCAGAGCCGAGAAGCCGGCATGCGCGAGCCCTTGCATGCCGGACACGGCCGCCGGGATGTCGACGTTCGATTTCGCGAGCAGTAATAGCGCGCGGTACGCCCAGCGCTCGGCCTTGAAGGCCGACATCTCAGTGATCACGAACGTCTTGCCCTTGTCGCGGCCTTCCGTCGTGATCTTGAAGATTTCTTGCTTCCGCATTTCTTGGCAGATCTCCTCGAAGGATCAGGTCTAGCCGAGCAGGGCCGGGGTGACTGAGTTCCACTCGATCACGAAGGCCCGCGGCCGCAGCGTCTTCGCGGCGTCCGGCATGTTGCGGTAGGTCTTCAGGAAGCCCTTGTTGAGGTTGAACTTCTTCCCCAAACTCGGCAGCCAGACCGTCCCGTTGCAGGTGAAGACGTCGATCGCTTGGCGGTTGAAATTGTACCAAGTGTCGAAGAAGTCGTTCGATGGCGAGTCCGCCATCAGCGTCACGGTCCAAGGGACCGAGGCATAGACGAAGCCGCCGGTCAGGACGCCATCGACGCCCATCATGGTCTCGGCCGCCGCGACCGCGTCGTTCGTGAAGATGTCGTCGGCCGCGAACTGTTCTAGCGCCTGCGGCGCGTTGAACACGCCCGGCACCGCCAGCATGATGGTCGAGTTCGCAGAAGTGATCGACATTCCCTAGCCCTCCTCAAGCGCCCCGGGCGCCGGCTTGTTACTGGACCTCGATGCTCGCGAGCGTGATCGCTTGCACCGACTGACCGTCCGTATACCAAAGCGTACAGGGCGGCGAGGCGCGCGCCGCGCGGACCTGCGGCGAGGCATCTTGGATCTGCAGATAGTAGCCTTGAGCCGTGATGGTCGCCGCGATGTCGATCCCCGCCGCGGCGTTGACTTCGGCGATCTGCGCCTGCGACAGGGTGATGCCGGTCCGGATCGCGCCGAAGTTGATCGCCGCGTTGATCGGGTCGAGGCAGGCCGCCTCGATCAGCGCGTAGCCCTTGGTGTTGTAGGGGATCGAGTAGACGCTGATGAGCAACTGCATGATCGCGAGCTGCAGGGCGTTGTTCAGCCAGATCTGATTGACGTAGCTGTCAGCCCATTCGAACGGTCCGGAAACAGTGCCGCGGTTCTCGAACACGAACTGATCATTACGGGTCGCATACGCGCCATAGAAGTTATAGCCGTTGCCGAAGCTGCCGATCGACTGCGGGTCGCCGGCGAGATTGTGCGCAATGGTCTGGTTCGTGACGTCGGCGACGAGCCCTGTCTGCGACTTGAACGCGATGGTGATCCGGCCGTTGCGCTGCGTGAAGTCGATTGAGGCGACCATGCCGCAGATGAACACTGCCTTGATTGGCCCCTGCGTCGTGTCGGGAGCCCACTGCAAGAAGGTGCCCGAACTGTTCGCCGCCTTGAGGATCTGACCGAAGCTTGCGGGCGCAGGCTGCGTGTTCGTCGGGGTGATGTCCGTATCCCAGCCTACGTACATATATTCGTCGTTCTGCGCGTTCGTCCAAGCCGAGAACGCCTGCTTTTGCGTGCTGCCGGTGCCATAGTCAGGATCGAACAGGGTCGTGAAGGTCGCCCAGTCCTGCGTAAAGGCGATGACCGAGGTCATGAACGCCGAGGGCGTCTGGCCGGCCGCGCCCGGCGACAGAATTGCGCCGTCGGCCTGCCGGAGGTTCAGCGGATCGGCGGTCGTGCCGGTCGCGAAGGCCGCCGAGGAGGCCTGACCGATGAAGACGCCCGAGGCGATGACGAAGCCGCCCGAAATCGAATCGTAGGTAACGGCGACGGCCGCGCCC